CTTAAGCGGAGGGTATAGAGAAAACATTCCATCTAAAGTAAATTTTTGGCAAATGAACTTAGTGGATCATCCAATTGAAAATTGCTTTGAAAATCATAAGTTTGATTATGTTTTTCATTTTGCGGCTTATGCTGCTGAGGGATTATCTCCTTTTATTAGAAAATTTAACTATGAAAATAATTTAGTAGCTACTTCTAGAATAGTAAGTAATTGTATAAAATACAATGTAAAAAGATTAGTATTTACTTCTAGCATGGCTGTATATGGTCACGGTAATAGAGAAAGATTTGATGAAAATCAAACACCGAAACCTATTGATCCTTATGGCATAGCAAAATATGCTTGTGAAATGGATATACAGGTAGCTGGTGAACAACATAGTTTAGATTGGTGTATAATTAGACCACATAATGTATACGGTATTAATCAAAATATTTGGGACAAATATAGAAATGTATTAGGTATTTGGATGTATCAACATCTTAATAATAAACCTATGACTATATTTGGTGATGGAATGCAAACAAGAGCTTTTAGCTATATTGATGATATAGTAGAGCCATTATGGAAAGCAGCTATTGAACCAAAAGCATCTAAAGAAATTATTAATTTAGGAGGTATTATTGGATATACTATTAGTGAAGCCAATACTATAATAAAAAATATTATCGGAGGAGGTATTACTGAGTTTAAAGAAGCTAGACATGAAGTTAAACATGCTATCCCTACATACCAGAAATCTATTAATATATTAGGATTTGAACATAAAACTGACTTACACTATGGTTTAATTAAAATGTGGGAGTGGGCTCAAGTACAACCAAAACGAGATCGTTTTATTTGGCCTAGTTACGAATTAGATAAAGGAATATATAAATTTTGGCAGTAATGATATTCATGTATGAAGATAAAAAGCATTTTTCAAATTTTACAGCATGTAATGATGTAAATGCTTCTGGTATTAAAAGATTTGGCAGGTCTCCATTAATTGGAGCTATGACAAGTACATTAACTTGGATAGAAGGACAAACAATAACTTTTAGATATGAAGAATCTTTTCCACAACTTGAATTATTAGATGTAAACAAACATAAAGATACAATACACTATATAATCCCCTCTGGAGTTAATCACAATCCTAAAGATTGGGCTGGTGGTTATCCACCAAGTGAAGGTAGAAGTTTGTTTGATTATTTAAATAATAAGTATTTAAAAGATTTAAGAAATAATGAAGCCTTTTTATTGTTAGATCAAAGTTTAGAAGGATATCATGCTCCTTGGTTATGGGACTTTTTCCATTCTGAATGTGATAGAAAAGGTTTTAATCCTTTTAATATCATATATGTAACAGGAGATATAATAGCATCTGAAACTTATAGTAAATGGGCAGATGAAAACAATATTCCTCCTACAAATAGAATGTTAGTATTAGGATACCCTCACTTTCAAATAGATGTTTTTTTAAATTCTAGTAATAAAGTTCATTTATTTAAAGATCCATTACCTAGTTTTGAGGATCATATTAAACACAAAACTGAAAATTTAAATGATATTAAAACATATGCTTGTTTAAATAAACGTTTACGAGCCCATAGAATATGGTTTTATACTTACTTATATTACAATAATCTACTAGATAAAGGATTAGTAAGTATGAATCCATATAATTCAAATATGTTAATACAGTGGGAAGAAAAAAAGATGGAAGAAGAAAGATTTGCTGAACCTTTAAAAATACTGCCACTAAATATTTATGGAAAGTCTAATAAAGAACTAGGTGATAATTTCTACATAACCCGATTTAACCCAGAAGTATGTTTAGATACATGGGTAAATGTAGTACCTGAAGCATCATACGGTGATTTAGATGGTAATGTTTTCTTAAGTGAAAAAATATTTAAACCTATTGCATGTAATCATCCATTTATTGTTTTAGGTAGTAAAGGAAGTCTAAAAGAATTAAGAAAATTAGGTTATAAAACATTTGATGGTTGGATAGATGAATCTTATGATGAGTTAAGTACTTGGGAGCGATTTGAAGCTATTATAGATGCTATTAAAAAAATAGATGCTATAGAAGATAAATTAGAATGGTATAAATCTATGGAACCCATTATCAAACACAACTATGAAACTCTAAAAAGAAATGTTTTAAACGAAGCACCACCCGCATTTGATAAAATAAAAGAACGTTATTTAACTCGTTATTCAAGTAATTGCAAAAACTAATATAATGTACAGATGGCAATATAAAGATATTAATATAACTAATGATTCTAAAATAATAATAGGATTAGGAGATAGTTTTACTCAAGGACAAGGAGCATGTGATGTCCATGTTTGGGAAAAATATAATTGGGATTTAAAAGACATGCAAAGTAAATATGAAAAAGATATATTACCTTTTGAGTATGAAGGAGCATGGGTCAATCAATTATGTAAAAATCATATGCCTGATTGGATTCCAATTAATTTTGGAATGAGAGGATGCGGTAATAGAGCCACCACAAAACAACTCTATTTACACCCAGATTTAGGTATAGAAAAAGCAAAAGAAAAAATAGTAATATTTGCTGTTACTGGTTTTGAAAGATTTGACTTTGTAAATAAATCATTTAATGATCACCATCAATTTTTTGCTATGTGGCCAAGCCCCTGGAGTGATGGAGCTACAAATAAAAAATTATGGGAAGCCTACCATGAGGATATCTTTGATGAACGTTTTTCAATAGTTGAAGCTTTATTAAATATATGTGAAGTTCAAACATGGTGTAAAGCAAATAATGCTAAATTTATATTATGTAGTGCCTTTAATAGTAATTTAAATAGAAAATATTTTGAAAAATATCTAAGAAAAGATAATAATTCTAATTTAAGTTTATTAAACCTAATAGATTGGAATGATATCTTCAGACCTCAAGGATTTGAAAGTTTTACTGATATGTTAGTTCATTATGAGAATAGAGAAGATTTAAAAGGAGGTGGCTTTTACATGTGGGCCCATGAGCAAAAGAAAGGAACACCTGAGGGGTATTTTACTCCATGTGCTCATCCGTCTTATAAAGGACATAAACTAATAGCTGAATCCATGTATGAATATATTCAAAATAATTTTAAAAATATAAACCAACCAAAACAATCAATTAATATAATTTAATATGAATCAATTTCCTCATTTCCCTTGGTATTTTAATAAAAAAGAATTCTTTAAAATGAACACATCTGTTGCGCCAGAAATGGATTTTTATCCTGCTGACCATAAAGATGCTTATGAAAAAAATCTGAAAACCCAACCAGAAGACTGGCATTATAGAACTAAAAAAATTAAATATAAACTTAATTCACTTGGGTATAGAGCCCCAGAATTTAATACTATTAAATGGAATGAATCTGTAGTTTTATTTGGTTGTTCTTGTACATTTGGAATTGGAGTAGATGAAGATGAAACTATATCTCATTACTTAAATGAAAAACTAGATAGACCTGTTATAAACATGGGATGGCCTGGTGGTTCTAATATGAATATGTTAATGAATTCTTTAGTGTTATCTCAATCAAATCAAATACCTTATGCTATAGTATTTTTATGGAGCACAACAGATAGACTTCCTTTATTTACTGATAGACAGGTTTATAATGTCGGGCCTTGGGATTCTAATGAAAATAAAAAAAATGTAGAATATAGAGATTCATATAATGATATTTCTAATGCTTTGTTTGAAAATTATAACTTTTTTATTCAAAATGAAACTATGAATAGTTATTTTACATCTCAATTTGCTAAAGAAATATGGAAAGAAAAAACAAAATACATAACAGGTACTTTTTTCAATAACACTGCATTGTGTATGGATACACACCACGTATTTAAAATAGATAACAAAGCCAGAGATTTAGTCCATCCAGGAATAGAATCTAATAAATCAGCAGCTAGTAATTTAGCCCACTTAATAGAAAATTATGGAGTCAAAAATTTATTGTAGTCTAGAAGGTTACGACAGTATACTTAATTCGAATCGTCCAAACGGTTCATCTAGATCTTGGTATTTAGAAGAATTAAAAGAGATTCAATATCCTATGATGTGGGGTGATTGGAATATTTTTAAGGATTGCCAAACTAAAACCGGATTAATTCAAGGAGAAGAAGTTAGAAGTATGTCTTGTCCTCTTTATGGTTGTGAGTTTTTAGATTATAGAAATATGGATCAAATAGGAGATAATCCTCATTTATACATTATAAGTGTATATCATCCTTTCTTTTTTGAAAATACTAGAAATATAGGCTTTTCATGCATATCACCAAAATATCTAGAAGATATTAGAAAGGGTAAATGTAAAATAGTAATATGCTGCTACAATGAAGGATACTCAGGATCTGATGGTAATAATGATTTAGAAATAATAGAAGAATGGAGAATAAAATCCAATTTACCTTCTAAGTCAGTTTATTATGTAACAGCTAACTTAATAGCAGATAAAATAGCTAAAGAAAAAGGATTAGATTTAGAAGTTAAATGCTTAGGTACATTTGAACCTTGTGTTAAATTTTATTATGAGGATGATAATATAATTCCTTTTAATCCAATAGATGATAAGCATTTATATCTTTCTTATAATAGACAAATAAGATTTCAACGTCAAAAATTTGTAGGTGAATTAAGAGCAAATGAATTACTAGGTAAAGGGTTAGTAAGTTTAGGCAAAATTACTGATTATACCTTATGCAGAGATATAGATGAAGAACTACAACAATGGTATTTACAAAACACACCATTAACCATCAGTGATGATATAACACCTAATTTGGCATGTAATATATACGCACCTGATTTTGAAAGAACATTTATGTCCGCTGTAACAGAAACTTTAACTAATAAAGGTACACTTTTTCTATCAGAAAAAACATGGAAACCCCTTCTTGTGGGTCATCCGTTTGTAACTTATGCTAATAAAGGTACATTAGGATACTTAAGAAGTATTGGTTATAAAACATTTGGACAGTGGTTTGATGAAAGTTATGATGATGTTGAAGATGAAACAACTAGATATAAAATGGTAGTTGAACAGATTATAAAGTATAAAGACAAATCAACTGATGAACTTAAAGCTATAAGAGAAGAAATGAAAATGACTTTAATTCATAATCAACTTCATTTTAGACAAATGTTCAAAGAAAGATATAATGTTAAAAATGAAAGTTTAGTATTAATTCAATATTTTCAAGAAATTTGGAATACAATAAAAGATAAATAATGGGAAGAGTTTTTACTTTTGGATGTAGTTTTACAGAATATAGTTGGCCAACATGGGCTGATATGATATTGTATAAACGTGAAGGTGTTAATTATGCTATTTGTGGAGGAGGATTTGAGCAAATTATGAGTAGTTTAGTTCAATGTGATATAGACTATAAATTAACTAAGGATGATCATATTTTTATTGTCTATCCTAATTTATTAAGATGGGATGCTCCAACATATCCTAAAATGTTATGTTATGGGAATGCCATTACCTCACCATGGATGGATCATAAAGATAAATTATGGAATGTTGAAGGTATGGTTTATAAAAATTTAAACTGGATGTACATGATTAATGAATTTTTACTTCATAAAGGTGTAACATTTAGATATGGCAGTATAACTAAAATATTTACTTATTTAGAAAATTATTTTTTAGATTCTTATCAAATTGAAGGTGATGTATTAAAACATCTAGAATATATAAAAAGTCACATCCCATTATTAACTGATTTTTATACACACATGTACGGAGATCAAAATGATGATAGCCAATGGAAAGCAACAAAACAATGGAAAGATCGTGGTGAATATCACCCCCGTCCTACACATCATTATGATTGGTTAAAAAATATTCTTTTGCCTACCATAAATTTGGACGTATATTTAACCCCAGATGATATATCCAATATGGAGAAAGTAATAGATAGTACTGATGACTATAATGTTGTTGAGAACTATTTTTCCCATTCAGAATATGAAAGTAATAGAAAAGATTGGTATAAAATAAAAAAACATAATTAATAAATATGAAAGTAGGTTTTATTGGCGTTGGCAAATTAGGCAAAGACGCCGCTGAAGTTATGCATGAAGCAGGTCATGATGTTTTAGGGTATGATGTAAGGATAGTGCATGACACAAAGATTAGAATGACAACATCATTAAAAAATGTTTGTGAGTATGGTGATATTATTTTTATCGCGGTTCCAACCCCACACCACCCAGATTATGATGGTAGCCAACCAACATCACATTTAGAGCCAAAAGATTTTAACTATAATATTGTTAAAAACATATTAGAAGAAATTAATCAATACACAACTAAAGAACAATTAGTAGTGTTAATATCAACAGTTCTACCAGGTACTACAAGACGTGAGTTTATTCCATTAGTAAAAAATTATAGGTTTATTTATAATCCTTATTTAATTGCTATGGGTACTGTAAAATATGATATGGTTAATCCTGAGATGGTAATAATAGGAACTGAAGACGGTACTGAAACAGGGGATGCTAAATTGTTAACTGAATTTTATAAATCATTTGTATATAATAATATAAGATATGAAATTGGTACTTGGGACGATGCTGAAGCAATTAAAATATTCTATAACACATTTATCTCAGCCAAATTATCATTAGTTAATATGATAATGGATGTAGCTGAAATAAATGGTAATATGAATACAGATGTTGTGACAGGTGCTTTAGAAAGAAGTACAAAACGAATTATGGGTTCTTCTTATATGAAAGCTGGTATGGGAGATGGAGGTGGGTGTCATCCTCGAGATAATATTGCTTTAAGATACATGGCTGAAAAATATAAGTTAGGATATGATTTATTTGATTCTATTATGAAATCTAGAGAAGTTCAAGCTGAAAACATAGCTAAACGCTTAATAGAATTACACGATGTATATGAACTACCAATTGTTATTCTAGGCGAAAGCTACAAACCAGGAGTTCCATATATAGATGGTTCTTACACTAAATTAATTGGTTATTATTTAGAAAATAAATTAGAATATAAAGGATTACAATATGATAAAACTGATAATCAGGCTGTGTATTTATTAGGACATAGGGGTGTACATAACACTACCGATTTCCCTAAGGGTAGCATTATTTTAGATCCTTGGAGAGAAAGACTTAAAAAAGATACAATCTATTACGGAAATAAAATAACAAGATGGATATACTAGGAATATCAGCATATTACCATGACTCAGCAGCTTGCTTATTTAGAGACGGCAAATTGATATATGCTTGTGAAGAAGAAAAATTTACAGGTATTAAACATGATTCTTCATTTCCTGTTAATTCAATAAAGTATATTTTTGATCATTTTACTGATAAAGTAGATCTTGTATGCTATTATGAAAAACCTTCTTTAAAAATAAAAAGAGCATTTAAACATAATCTTAAATCTGTTCCTCGTATATTGTGGACTAGTATTAAATTATGGTTTCAATTAGGGCAATTTAATGCTCCTGTACATTATTCTTCTCACCATAATTCTCATTTAGCATATGCTTATTATACCTCACCTTTTGATAAAGCAACAGTAATTAGCATAGATGGCGTTGGTGAGGAAGATACAATATGTGTTGCTAAAGCTGAGTATGGAAGAATAACACCAATAAAAACAACTAAATATCCACATTCATTAGGATTATTTTATTCTGCTATAACAGCATTTTTAGGATTTAAACCAAATGAAGGTGAATATAAAGTAATGGGTTTAGCATCATATGGTGACCCCTCAGTGTATTCTGGTGCTTTCAATAAATTAATTTCTCATAGAGATGGTATTAAAACAAACATGAAATACTTTACTTGGGATAAAAGTAATGATACTATGTTTAATCATCACTTAATAGAATTATTAGGTGATAATAGATTACCTAATGAACCAATAACCCAACGTCATAAAGATATTGCTGCTGCTTTACAACAACAATATGAGAGTATGTTTTTCTATTTATTAAATCAACATCCTGGAGAAAATTTATGTTTAGGGGGTGGTTGTGCTTATAATGGAACCGCAAATGGCAAAATTAAAGTATACACCGATTATAAAAACATTTATATACCACAAGCACCATCAGATGCTGGATCGTGTATTGGTGCGTGTTTAAATTATTTAGGGTACCATCGTGAAGTAGACAAATATTTAGGGCCACATTTTGATACACAAATTCAAGGTGCTAGACTTTTAAATTTATGGCTACTTGCTGAAGAATTATATAAAGGTAAAGTTATAGGTTGGTATGAAGGTAAAATTGAATTTGGAGCTCGCGCATTGGGTCACCGCAGTATATTAGCAAGCCCAACATACCCTGGTATGCAAGACCGTATCAATAAGCTCATTAAAAAACGAGAAATGTTCAGGCCTTTTGCTCCAATGGTAACTTATAATACCCAAAATAAGTATTTTTATTCCGATGATTACGTGCCTTATATGAACCAAGTAGTTAAGGTTAGAGAAGAATATAGAGATAAACTAACCGCAATTACACATGTTGATGGTACTGCTCGTATACAATCTGTAAAATTAGAAGATAATGATAGAATATATAGATTATTAAATCTTTTTGGTGAGCATAGTGGATTTCCTATATTATTGAATACATCATTCAATATAAAAGATAAAACAATGGTGCTATACCCAGAAGATGCTTTACAAACGTTCTGGGATACCGACATAGACATATTAGTTATTAACAATCAAATGATATTTAAAAATGATAAAATTAATTAAACGCTGGATTGATAAATGGAAACACAAGCGTAAAATGAAAAAAAGAATTGAACAACTAAAGAAAAACGATCCATTCATCTATAAACATTAATATGATAACAGTATTATTTGGACAACCACACTCAGGTAAAACAACATTAGCTGATAAACTAGAAGCGGATTATTATATAGATGGAGACCATCTAAGAACTATGTTTCAAAACAAAGATTATAGTAGGCAAGGTAGAATTAATAACTTAAATAGAGCTAGTGATATTGCTACTTATTTACATTATAACGGTGAAAACGTAGTTTTATCTTTAGTTTATCCATACCAAGAAACAAGAAATTACTTAAATGGCTTGGTACCTGGGGTTAAATGGATTTATTTAACATATGAAATAGATAGAGGTAGAGAACAATTCCACGTAGCTGATTTTGAACACCCAGCTGATGATGAAGCTCTATACTTAAATACAGAATGGATAAGCGAAGAAGATTGTATCAAACAAATTAAAGAATATGTGGGATAAGAAAGTACATGTTAAAAGTTCAATGGAACGTAAAGATAGTCAATGGTCATTGTTTATTGGACGTTGGCAACCACTCCACACAGGCCATAAAGAATTATTTAGACAAGTAATTAGTGAAGGTGGTAAAGTGTGTGTTGGTATTAGAGATGGAGAAGTTAATGAAAAAAATCCATTTAGTCCATTTCAAGTAATGGATACTATTTTTAATGAAATGCAAGCTGAAGTAGAAGCAGGCACTCTAAAAGTAATCATTATACCAGATATTTGCAGTGTTGAATTTGGACGCGGTGTTGGATACGATATTATAGAGCATATACCACCACCAGAAGTGGCCGAAATATCAGCGACTAAAATACGTGAACAAATGAAATCTGAAGGTAAATTATGATAAAATATCCTACCTATTTTGTAGATATAGATGGTACACTAATTAAGTACAGAAAATTCAGTGAAATAAATGAAATACCACCAACACCTATACAAAGTGTTATTGATAAAGTAAATAATGAATATGACAACGGTACTCATATAGTAATTACAACTGCTCGACCTGCAGAACTTGAGTTGTTTACAAAACAAGAACTAGAAAAAATTGGCGTAAAATACCATCAATTAGTAATGGAAATTGGTAGAGGTACAAGATACATTATCAATGATAGAGACCCAGAAGCACCTGAAGTTGATAGAGCAGTTGGTATTAATTTAAATAGAAATGAAGGAATATGCATGTAAGTAAAAAAAGACATATAGCCAAAACCATTAGTTATCGCGTTATTAGTACGCTGATTGGATTTGGCATTATGTGGGCTGTTACCGGCAGCATTAAAATCGGTGCTGCGTTTGGTATTGCTGAATTAGTATATAAACCAATACAGTATTACATTCATGAACGGATATGGTATAAGTGGATTAAATATGGTTTAAAAAACTAATATTTATATGTGTTATGAATAAAATAAAAGAAATAATGAGTGCATGGGCTGTATCATTTAACCCATCACCAGAACAAAGAGAATTAGCGGAGAAGCGATATGAGATATGTTTAGGTTGCGAACATTATGGTAAAAGTAGACCTGTAATCGGAGATGAATATTGTAAAAAATGTTTATGTTCTCTACAAAAAAAGGTATATACACCGAAATTAAACAAAACCTGTCCTCTTAAAAAATGGGAAATTGTAGAAAAAGAATTTAAAGATAAAGAAATAAAAAAAAATAAACAAACATTAATATAATAATATGAGAGCAGTTATAGTCGGACTAGATTTTATATATGACTCAGTTGGCAATTTACTACCAATAGAAATGAACACAAACATTGGTTATGCCAACCAAAAAGTTGAAAAGGATTCAGATGTTTTTGATATGACTGAGTTTCAAAACTTTGTAACCACAAATGGGTTTTTAAAAGTAACATATATAGGTAAAAATACTCAAATTAAAGAACAAATTGAAAAGGTTACTACTCAACTTTCTTTAGAATTTGAGTCAATGTTGGTCTCAACATCTGCTATTACTATACCATATGTTGAAGATAGTCCAACACATTTAATTGTAAGAACAGCTTTTGACACGACTGCAATTTTAGATGATCTTTATTGTGGAAATAAGATTAATTATTTAAACCTAATAAAAGACTCCGAATTTGGACTAGAGTTTGCATATCTTAATGAAGATGGAGAGTTAGTTAACCACATCACAAATATATTAGATAATGGAATCCACCCAAACTTCATATTAAAGGCTGTAAAACCAGCATATGACAAAAAAATATACCCAAAATTTTATAGAGTTTCAAATCAAACAGAATTAGATATTGTATTACAAAACGTAACCTCTGATTATTTTTTAATGCCATTCTACTTTAATGAAACAAAACTACATTCAGAAAAAATAACTAAAATAAGAAAAATTAGTATGTTTTTTCCTCCTAACTTGGAGTCTATCCATATAGGAGCATATACTGATTTAGCAATACAAAAATTAAATAGCAATGTTGTTTTTGATCCAGATACATTTGAAATAGATAACATAAATAGGTTGGCATACTTTACAAGAGATTTCAGGATAGAGGGTTTACCGAAATTAATGGATGATGATTATGTAATAATGGCTGATGATACAATGAAGAGCGGATTGGATTTGCAAGTTGGTGATTTAGTTAAAACAATAGATATACCCAACCCAGAAAATGCTGATGCTAAGAATATAATGGTTAATTATCAAATTGATATGGAAACCTTTTTAAGTGGTGTTACATATAGTACAAATAAAGTAACAAGCAAAAGAAGAATTGATATTGTAGTTGAAGTTATGGAAATAAATTTTAGTGATGGTACAAATTGGTTCGATACAGTAAACTCAAGTTATTTAGTTTACGAAAATAATGAAATTAAATTTAAAAAAATAATGGATTTTGTTGAAGGAGACATTGTGTTATTAGTTGATACATCTGATAGCCAGAATGTACAAATACAACAAAAAATAGTACAAAGCACAACCTTAAAAGAAAAAGAATTTTCAGGTTGGACAATTTCAGTTGAGAGAGAACATCTATTTTTAACAGTTACAACACCAAACACTACTAATGTATCTTTTGCTAATACATTTTTTGCTGCGGTGGAACATAATTATTATTCCTGTATTTATGACACTACATGTGGTAAAGGTTACTTTTGTCTCCGAGGCAGATGTACAACATAATACTAATCAACACCCCCAAATTAATTAATATTAAATTTCTATATAAAATGACAAGTCAAGAAAAACAAATTACAGACAATATTGTAAATAGTATTGGTAATTTAATAGTGCAGGCTAATAGCTAATTAAATAAGATTTTTAAATAAAGTTTATGTCAATTTGTGTAAATAACGACCTTATATGGGTGGCAACCCCAAAATGTGCTAGCATGTCTATAGAATGTGCTTTTATTAATTCTAATCTGAACATAGATCATTACAAATACGGACAAAGTAAATCTTATCCTGAACATCATCATATTAGGTTATCTGATTTGTATCAAAAATTTGGTAAAAAAGATACTGCAGTAATTAAAAGAGATTATTTTGACAGATGGATTAGTGGATTACAGTATTTGTGGATGATGTATGAGGAAAAAAATTATGAAATAATAATAAAATGGGAAGATATCAATAATGATTTTATATATGAGACTTTCACACCAGAATTTATCGATCAAATATACTCTTTACCATCCTCAGTAAATTCATCAGATCTATTAAGTTTTAGCGAAATAAACAAATATAAGGAAGTATTAAAACTAATTACTTCTAAATTAGTAAAACCAAAACTAAAAGACTCTAATACCCCCTTTAATCCATATTTTTTGCTAAAATCACAATCACATTGGGTAGATAATAATAAATGTACATATGAATTTAATATTAGTGAGATTGACAAATTTGAAAATTTTATTTCAAATAGATATAATGTGAAATTTAAGGTATGTAAGTTAAATCAAAATAAATCTAGAAAAAATCAAATCATAAAAGACGAAAAACTTAAACAATGGGTATGGGATAATTTTGAGAAAAGATTTGAAAAAAGAAACTCATTAATATGATAATATCAAACAAATATTTTAATCATTCTGAATGTTTAACTATATTAGATTTTGTAAAATCCAACCAACAAAAATGGAAATTATTTAATAGAGAATATGAATCCCATGCTATAGATTATTCACTTGAAACAATGTGGTTATTTGAAAAGCTTAGTTCTTTTTTTGAAGAAAATATAAATTTAAAAATAAAAAAATTAAAACCACAAATACATTTTCATAAATTTAAAGAAGGTGATTGGTTTGGAAAACATAATGACGCCCGAGATAATAGAGTATATGCTGTCGGTGTTTTATTAAATGACAATTTTGATGGAGGAGATTTTAAATTTTATAACCCAACAGAACAAACACTAAATAAAATAGTAGGAAATACTTACTTGTTTGATGTTAGAATTGAACATGAAATAACACCTATTATAAAAGGAGAAAGATATTCATTATTGTGGTTTTTACAAAACGAACATATCAAATTTCAAACAAATAAATTAATATAATGAAAGGTACAGAAGAACTTATAATAAGTAACAATGCAATAAAATTATCAACTGATGATGAATATAGTGCCGTTATGCACATTGCCGAAAAATCTATAATGAATAAACTTGCAGAAATTGTTACTAAAAATGGAGGTGATATACTAGAAATTGGATTTGGTATGAACCTATCTGCCGATGCTATACAATCAAATCCAAATGTAACGTCTCATACTATAATTGAAATCCATCCTATACAATACCAAAGAGCATTAGAATGGGCAAAATTGCAAAAAAAGAAAACTACAATTTTACTAGGAGATTGGATTGATTTACTTCCACTTTCTGATGTAAAATTCGATGGTATTTTACATGATACACATTTAGACTCAAATATACATAAATTTTTAGACTATGTTGTAGATAATTGTAAAAAAAATACGATTGTTGGTTTTTTTGGATTTCCTAAATTTGACTTACGTTTAAATGGAGTTAGATGTTCAATTGATAGTGAAATATATGAAACACTCCCTTATAAGGATAATATACATTTTAAACATAATCAATTTGAATTAAAATATACTATATTTGATGGAACACAATTTAAATCAGACAATAAAACAATATCTTTACTATAAGAAATCTGACTTAAAATGATAAAATTCGAATTAGATATTAACGATTATAATTTAATTAAAGATTTAAATGTATTGCAATATAAGGATGATTTGCAATCCGATGATATAAAAAAATTAATAACATATTTTAATTCTGAATATACATGGGATAAGATGTTTAATTTTAATGATGTTACGGATAGAATTAAAAATGGCCATTTATTATTTATTTTATATTATGAAAATAAATCTATTGGATATGTATTTTTCAAACCAATAACCAATTCCGAATTTTATCTTTATAATTTATATGTTACAAACAAAATATATCGTCCTTTCTATGCACCTCAGTGGTTTGTAAATAGATGTATAGGTTTATTACCAAAATCAATTTTAAAAATATTGTGTGAATGCGAAGACTGGCATGCATCAGCACAAAATGTGTTTATTTCAAACGGATTTATAAAAATTTAATTATATAAAATAAATTTGGTGGTCTCCATTCTCTTGTATATATTTATATCAAACAAATAAAATTTATTATGACAGTATTAGTAATCCTAATCATCGTTGCCGTAGCGGTATTCGTTGCTATGAAAACCGGTAAGGTTAAAGATGCAAACAACAACAACATTCCTGACGCTATTGAAAAGCCACTTGAAGAAGTAAAAGAAGTAGTTAAAGCAACTGTTGCAAAAGTAAAAGCTACTAAAGCACCACAAGCTCCTAAAGCAACAAAAAAACCAGTAGCAAAAACTAGTGCTAAAAAGCAAAAGTAATGCTAAAACTAGCAGAAATAGCTAAGGCATGGATAGCAGCAGCTAATCCAACACCTGGGCAAAAAATTATAGCAGAGCATAGGGCGAGTGTTTGTGACACTTGCCCAAGCAAAGCTTATAATAAAATAATGGATTTCTATTTTTGCAGTGAATGTGGATGTCCACTAAACAAAAAAATTTTCAGTCCTGTTGAGGGACCTAAAGCTTGCCCGTTAGCTAAATGGGAAAAATAACGTTATGGCACAATTAACACCAGAAGAATTACAATCAGTTAAAGACTTACAGTCTAAGTACAATCAAACCATATTTGAAATCGGTGCGTCTGAAGCGCAAATGATCGCATTTCAACAGGGCATTGAGAAATTACAAAAAGCTAAAGAAGGCTTAATATCTGATCTATCAACAATTGAACAGAAAGAATCGGAACTAATTAAATCTTTGCAAGAAAAGTACGAACAAGGCAGTATAGATCTAGAAACAGGAAAAATAACATTGGATCAACAATAACCTGCGGTTTATAGCTGTTTTTGGATATTTATTATTAGGTCAATCCTATTAAATTTTCAAAAACAATTATAAAAAATGGGCGAAAAAATTTTATCTCCTGGCGTATTCCAAAATGAATCTGACCAATCGTTAGTTCAAAGAGGTATCCAAGGTACAGCAACTGCTATCGTTGGTCCAACCGTGTTGGGTCAACCATTAGTTCCTACCTATGTTACTTCATACACTGAATTCCAACAAAAATTCGGAGAAACATTTAAGAGTGGTAGTTACTACTACGAATATTTTACATCATTAGCTGCTAGAGATTTCTTTAGCAACGGTGGTCAAACATTATTAGTTACTAGAGTTATTAGTGGTAGCAATAATGTAAATACTTATGCACAAGCAGATGTACCAAACTCTTTAACAGCAACTGCTGGTACTGTATCTTCTGCTTCATTTGTATTAAATTCATTTGATACCGGTAGTACTCCATATATGGCACTTGGTATTCCTAATGAAAATACTTATCTTATAAATGTAAACCAAAATACATCCTGGCTGCCAGCAGGATCAACATATGCTGATACAGTTTCAGAAATACTTCATGTTTTTGTTGGGGCAAGCCCAACCATTGATCAGGTAGGTAACTATATTACAGCCTCTCTTAATGCAAGTGCTAGTCTCTTTAGAAATAAGTTTACAGCATCTTTTGATACTGCTACTGATACTTTAACTTTTACCACAGTTGTTACAGCTAACCAAAATAGTGTTCCTAACAACAATTGGTTTGTAAGCCGTTCATTGTATGGCCCTAGTATTACACTTAAAAGCCCTAATAGTACTGGACAGTTTTTTGATAATGGTGCTGATGGTACTGTAAATAATACATTTACTCTTGAAACTATAGCTTGGGGTAACCAAATGAACAATACATCAAGTATATCAGCTGGTGCTCTAGCAAGTGGTAGTGCAGCTAACGTTCGTTGGGAAGTTACAAATGTAAACACAGGAAGCGGTACATTTAACTTAGCAATTCGTGCAGGTAATGATAATACTGCTCAACCTAACTATCTAGAAACATATACTAACTTATCATTAGATCCAGCTTTACCTAACTATATCTCTCGTGTAATTGGTGACAATAAGCCAGTTTACAAAGTGGATGGTGATGGTGTTCCATTTATTGATTACACTGGTTCTTATGCTAATGCTTCTCCATATGTTCGTGTTAAGTCTGTAGATTACCCACAAATTGATTCAATTGATAATAATGGTAATTATAAGTCTGCTTCTTTAGCATCTAGCTTACCACTATTAGGTAGTGGTTCAAAGGGTGGTTCATTTGCTGGTGGTGTTGCTGCAACAAACGCACCTCAATTAATGAACGAAGCAATTACATCTACAAACGTACAAGGATTCTTTTCTAATGATTACATCAATGCATTCAATTTATTAACAAATAAAGATGAATACCAATTTAATGTATTATTAGCACCAGGTATTACTTTAGATAATAGTGCTGCTGCTTACATGATCGCTACTTGTGAAGGTAGAGGTGATGCTATTGCAATGGTAGATTGTAAAACATATGGTTCAACTGTAACAGGTGCTACACAAGCAGCTGCTGGTCAATCTAGCAACTACGCTGCTGCTTATTGGCCTTGGGTTCAATTACGCTCAACTGGATTAGGCAAAGCAGTATGGGCCCCAGCTTCAACTATAATGGGTGGTGTTTTAGCATTCAACGACCAAGTTGGTGCTGAATGGTTCGCTCCAGCAGGTTTAAACAGAGGTGGTGTTAATGCATTAAAAGCTGAAAGAAAATTATCTCAAGCAGATCGTGATGCCTTATATGAAGGTAATGTTAACCCATTAGCTACATTCCCTGGAAATGGTGTTGTAGTATTTGGTCAAAAGACATTACAGAAGAAAGCTACAGCTTTAGATAGAGTAAACGTTCGTCGTTTATTGATTAGATTAAAAGATTTCATCGGTGATGTTGCAAACAACTTAGTATTCGAACAAAATACAACAATAACTCGTAATAGATTCTTATCTCAAGTAAACCCTTATTTAGATTCAGTAGTACAACAACAAGGTTTATATGCTTACCAAGTGGTGATGGATGATTCAAACAACACACCTGATGTAATCGATAGAAACCAATTAGTAGGTCAGATTTATATCCAACCAACTAAGACAGCTGAATTTATCATATTAAATTTCAACGTATTACCAACTGGCGCTACATTCCCTGCATAAGGGGGTGTAGTTGCTAATATTTATTAATAGCAATATAAACACAACATAAAATGGCTGTATTATCACCAAACGAAATAATGTTCACAGCGTTTGAACCTAAAGTTCAGAATCGTTTTATCATGTACATCGATGGTATTCCTGCGTACTTGATTAAAAAGGCATCTGCTCCTGGATTTGAAGCTGGTGAAATTATTTTAGATCATATCAACGTTTACCGTAAAGTTAAAGGTAAAGTTCGTTGGAATGACATGACTTTAGAATTATATGATCCTGTAACTCCATCAGGTGCACAATCAGTAATGGAATGGGCTCGTTTAGCACACGAATCAGTAACAGGCCGCGATGGTTACTCAGATTTCTACAAAAAGAGCATCACATTAGACATCTTAGGTCCAGTAGGTGATGTAGTAGGTGAGTGGATTATCAACGGTGCTTACGTTAAAACTGCAACTTTCGGTGAATACGATTGGAGCGCAGACGCAGCAGTTAGCTTATCAGTAGTGATAGCTATGGATTATTGCGTATTGAACTTCTAATTATATTTCAATATCTTTTTATATAAGGCGTCTGCTTTTAGCAGACGTCTTTTTTTGTTTTATATTTATATCCATGGAATTATTAAAGTCGTTTGATAAAACAAAACTAGATTTAGAAAATCCTTCACCATCGGGTTTTAATAGACTTGATACTATTACTGATTACAACGCTAATAGCACAGGTACCCCAACTAGTAAAGCAAATCCTGGTGCACCATCTCGTTTCTTTCAAAAATTTGTTCCACAAGAAACATATTTACAATACGTTAAGAATTTATCTGGCAAAAGTAATTTATTAAATTTAAGTGGCCTTAATAGTAGTATTGATCTTTCTACCAACACTAACTATACAATATTTGACGCTACTGACCTTGACATTGAAAAACCAGGAGTTAATGGTGGTATTCCATACAAACAAGAAAAAGACCCAACAGTATACCCAGTAACAGCACAAAGAGTAACACCATCAAGGGGGGCATTCCCAGTACAGGGAGAGGGTGCTAAAAAATATACCCAACCTTTTTCCCCAACTAAAACATACTCAGAGTTTATAAAGAAGTTTATTTAATACTTACTTGGTAAATGCCTTTTTTCTTCGTATATTTATATATATAATAAATAAAATAAGTTTATGGCTGAATTAAAAATTCCAACAGAAATCGTTTCGTTACCCTCAAAAGGTTTATTGTACCCCGAGACATCCCCACTATCTAAAGGCGAAGTTGAGATGAAATATATGACGGCAAAAGAAGAAGATATTCTTACCAATACCAACTTTATTCGTCAAGGTACCGTTATTGATAAATTATTACAAGCACTAATTGTAACACCAATTGATTACAATGAATTACTAATTGGTGATAAAAATGCAATATTAGTTGCTGCTCGTGTTTTAGGTTATGGTAAAGATTATTCTTTTACATACAATAGTAAAGAAGTATCTGTTGATTTATCTACATTAGAAGATAAAGTAGTTGACGAATCACTATTTACCCGTGGCTCAAATGAATTTAATTTCACATTACCACACTCAGGTAACAACGTTACATTTAAATTATTAACACACGGTGACGAACAAAAAATCGAAGCTGAGATTAAAGGTTTATTAAAAGCAAACCCAAATGTGTCTACAGATGTTACTACACGTTTAAAACATATGATCACTTCAATTGAAGGTAAACGTGATCAAAAAGATATCCGTGATTTTGTTGATAATTACTTAATTGCTAAAGACGCTAGAGCATTACGTGAGTATTACGCTAAAATCCAACCAGATATTAATTTGCTATATAAACCAGAAGATGGTAATTATACAGGGGAGGGTATAGCTATTCCGATTTCACTTAACTTTTTTTGGCCTGACTCAGGACTATAGATTAGTATTATTTAATCAAATCCACGAAATTGTATTTCACGGAAATGGTGGTTACGATTGGGACACTGTTTATAATATGCCTATTTGGTTACGTTTATTTACGTACAATAAAATGAAAGAACATTATGCTAAACAGAATGAGGAAAACGAAAAAATAAATAATCAATTACAAAATAAAGTTGCAAATATTGCAAAACCAAACATAAATCAACCACCCCCACCAACATACAAAGTAAAGGCGCCTAAGAAATAGGCGCTTTTAATATTTATATCCATGCGCATAGATTTTACACCACGTTTATTTATGAATCCCCAAGCGGATCTTAAAGCAGCCCAGGAATTAGCTGAGGTTGTTGAGGTTCTTAAAGATTCCTTTAAGAGCTTAGGGGTTATTATTAAACAGGAAATTGGGGATAATATTAAAGATGCTGATAAGTTTACAAAAGCTTATGGTAAAACATTAGCATCTGATCTTACAAGATCATTCAATAGTTTAGGTAAAAAAAGCGAAGAACTTCTTAAAAACCAAGAAGCATTAAAAAATGGTCAAGCTAAGAGTAAAGATATTCTAAAGCAAATTGAACAAATAGAGCAAAAAAGAAAAAATGTTTCTATTGATCTAAAAAATGCTCTTAAAGCAGGAGTAATAGACCAACAACAATACACAAATCTACTATCAGAATCCCTTCAAAAACACGAAGAAACAATTGAAGCTCTAAAAACCCAATCAGAGCATGCTATGCGTACTGAGAATGCAATGGGTAATTTAGGAAGTATTGTCAAGGGTTTAAATAAAATTCCTATATTAGGTAGTTTAATTAATAGTGAAAAGGTTTTAGAAAAAATGCAGCAAACTGCTGCTAAAACAGGAAGTTCTCTTGCTGTAATGGGAACCGGTATTCTTGAATTAGGTAAAAGTATTGGTAAAGGCTTTACTGATCCCCTTACAGTACTAACATTTTTTCTTAATGCTGGATTAAAAGCAGATAAACAAACTACTGAATTAGCTAAGTCTTTAGGTATAGGAAAAGATCAAGCAAGTGGTTTACGCCAAAACTTTGTTAGATATGCTGCCGCAACAGGAGATGCTTTTATCACTACTGATAAATTAGTAGAAGCCCAAGGTGAGTTAACTAATGAATTAGGAATAGCAGCCCAATATTCAGGCAAACAAACAGAAGATTTTACCCGTTTAACCAAATTAATGGGATTATCAGCGAATGAAGCTGGTAAATTGGCTCGTTTATCTGTTGTAAATGGTGCTTCAATAGAAGATACTACTAAATCAATTATTAAAGGATCAGCAGCTTCTCAAAGATCAAATAAGATTTCTGTTGATCAAAGAACAATATTAAAAGATGTAGCTAATCTAAGTGCAGGAATACTTGTTAAATTTCAAGGTAATCCAGAAGCATTAGGAGCAGCAGTCGTACAAGCAAGAGCATTAGGTTTAAATTTAGAAGAAGTAGATAAAATTGGTGAATCGCTTTTAAACTGGGAATCATCAATCGAAAATGAACTTAAAGCTGAACTAATAACAGGTAAACAACTTAATCTAGAAAGAGCAAGAGCAGCTGCCTTAACTGGTGACCAAGCAGCATTAATGCAAGAAATAGGTTCGCAAGTAGGTACATTGGGAGAATACCAAAACATGAACGTTATAGCTCAAAAATCATTAGCTGAAGCGTTTGGGTTAAGTAGAGATGAGATGAGTAAAATGCTTATTGAACAAGAAAAAATTAATAAGCTGGGTGATGTATCTCAAATGACTCTTGATCAACAACTAGAAGCATTAAAAGCACAAGGTGAACCTTTAGATAGTGTTTTGTATAAACAAATCCAACAACAATCAGCACAAGAAAAATTCAATAATGCTATTTCAAAATTACAAGATTTAATTGGTAATTTAGTAGCAGGTCCTTTTGGTACCTTTATTGATATGTTATCTAATGCTGCAAGTAGTGGTTTTGCTCTTAAAGCAGCAATCGTAGCTATTGGTTCTTTATCATTAGCTAGAACAATAGGAAGTTTAGTAACTATGGCTTCTACATTATCGGCATCCGCGGTAGCTGGTACAACAACAGCATCAGCTCTTACATTAGGATTAGGTGCTGTAGCAATTGTTGCTGGAGTTACAGCTGTGATATCTATGATGAATAGTGCCTCAGATGAGGCTTCAAAAAGGGCACAACAAGTGCAAGATGGTATAGCATCTTCAAGTAAAGGTCCATTCACTATCACAGATAAATTTGGTGCAACTGCTATAACAGCAGCTGGTGATGGTATTGCTGTTTCACCTAACATTAATAAAGGTGGAGGTGGTGATAATACAGGATTAATGTCCGCAATCAATGAATTAAGAAACGCAGTAAACGCATTAGCTAATAAACCTGCACCAGCAATGGCAATACAAGTAGGCGCAGAAAAATTAGGTGAAGTCGTTGGAAGACAAGCAGAAACAGGTACTAACCAATACAAAAATGCATATAGACTAGCATAACCATTAAATATTTATACGAAACAATTAAATAATTAAAAATGTCACTAGAAAACAAATTAAAGGATAGTAAATTAAGCTTAGAGGGTAACGGATTTAATCCACAACTTAAAACACCTTCTTGGGGATTCAGTAACCCAAATGTTAACCCAGCAACATTAAACCCATTAGACCCAAAACTTAGTGCACTACAATATACACATGGTGTAGACTCTGTACCAAAAGATGTTAAGATTGTAAGTTTTAACAAAACACAATACAAACCATATTTGCCAACAGAATCTCAATTAGATGAATTAGATACAAGAGCTCCTAGAAATAGTAGAGCTGGTGGGGTAGGATCTGTAGTATCACAAATCTACAAATCATCAACCAACCAGAACTATAAAGACAAAGGTCCTAAAACTGGCCGTTACATATCATAATTAATAGGAATGCCTCTAATAGACCTAAAAACAAACTTAAAGTCACTTAAGTATGGCAATGATCGTACTAATGCCGGAAGCAGTGGCCAACCTTATGTAATAACTGATCCTGACGGTAATACTAATTTGTCTCTAGGTGCCAATAATGTGGCTGGTGATGTTCTTCGCCTTATAGGTGTAAACAAAGTTCCTTTAGTTCCAAATTTATCTGTTAAATTAAATGATAGTAAAGTAGGACGATTTGTCAATCAAGCATTAAATACAGATGATTTTATTAGAGGAGGAGCTGTAGGGTCTGTTCAAGCATCTATTAATGATATTTTTCGTATAGGGGCTTTCCTTACAGATGTACCTAAAGGATCTATATTCATTGCTAAGCAAGTAGGTTTACAATTATCAAACCCAAAATTAGAAGTTAAAAAAGGTGGAGCTGCTTTTTTTGGTGGTATTCTTAAGGCTGCTTTTAGTGGTAGCCCGGCTCAAGCATTAGGTACTGCTACTGGTGGGATTTTAGGACCTACTCGTATATATAATGCTGGTATTAATACTTTAGCTCAAGTACCTTCAAATGCATTTGGTATTCACTTTAGTAGACATGGTTTATTGCCTGTACAAGACGAACAAACTAAATATGAAAATGTAGTTACTTTTAATAATAACAGCACTGATAGTAAAAATAATAGATTAGTAGAGTTAGTAGATAAATTTGATTTAGGAGATCAAGCTTATGAAGCAAATCCTAATTTCAATCTTAACGCAGCTAGAAAAGCAAACAGACAAGCAAATAGGCAAGGTAGGAAAAATAATAGACAATCAAATCAATACCAACGATTTTTAAATACTGCATACCCCGGTATTCCTCACACTACTACTAAGTTTAAAAAACAAAAATTAGATCTTTCTAAATTTACAATTTCTGCTTATCCAACAGGCCCTGGATCCGTATATGGTATAGGAACTACTATAATTCAAAGATATAGTTTCTCTGAAGACAAATTAAAAATTGAAGAATCTTTAAGTAATGCTTCTAGTTTTGCTGGTAACTCTAGACTTAATTCTGCTCCTATAGAGTATACAAATGCCTTAGGAGAAAAAGCAAAACTATCTACTAATACTGCTGCTAAATCCATTAACAAATATGTTGGTATAAATTTCAACTCAACAACAGGATCAGCCGATATTAAAGGTGCTTTAACACAAGGAACTTTTGGCACATATGCTAAATTAGTAAGTGAAGTAAATTTAAGAACCACTTCTTCTCAAGCAATACCTGCATTTGGCACTTACACAAGTATAAATAATGTTACTTATGGTAGTAAAATTTCTACTACAGATCCTCAAGTAAATAGAGGTACACCTGATTTTAGATATTATGGAACGGGCTCCCTAGTAGCTAATACTTCTGGCTCTGCAAAAACATACAATAATTCTACTGTCCTTACTAGAAATGATGCTAGTATAATGAGTGTAATATTTAGAGCTATTAATCCATTTGATGCATCATCGTCAACTAATGAGAAATCATGGGCATTTAATGCTTATATGAGTGGTTATAAAGATGATTTTAATGCTACTTGGAATGATATTAATTATGCAGGTAGAGCAGAAAGTTTTTATATTTACAATAAATTTAAACGCTCCATAAGTTTTAACTTAAAAATACCTTGCTTTAATAAAATAGAATTATATCAAAAACATAGAGAATTAGGACAATTAGCATCAGTAACAGCTGGCTCTTATAAAAATAATGTATTATTAGGTGGTGTTTTACTTAAAATAAACATGGGTAATTATTTAGTTGGTGAATATGCTACTTTAAATAATGTAAGCTATAGTATTCCTGATAATGCTTCTTGGGATATAGCAGATGATGCTTTATTATCAATGTATCTTGATGTTAGTTTTAATTTAACAATAGTACATAAAGACTTACCACGCTATCAACAAGCAGAGGGTACATCTGGATTCTTTGGCCACTTACCATCTCAATTAACACCAGCCTACACTGCTTCTGTAATAACTCCTATATTAACCAAATTTAAAATAGATTAAGTAAATGGAACGTTATACTAGCACAGACATATTAAAGCAAGCAAATACAAATCGCCCATATTACAAAGGTAAATTCTACCCAGATATTCCCTTATCAGAGTCTGATGAATATATTATTACAACTGTTGGAGATAGACTTGATAATATAGCTTATTCTTATTACCTTGATACTACCTTATGGTGGGTGATTGCTGCTGCAAACAATAATATAACTAAAGGTGCATTGTACCCAGAACCAGGCACACAATTAAGAATACCAACAGATGTAAATGCTGTTTTAAATTTATATGATCAATTCAATAAAGCCAGATAAATGTTATGTCAATATTCAGAGAATCCTTCAAAACAAAAATAAGTGGATCTTTAGCAGCCCGACAAAAGGCTATGACGGATCGTACTCCTAGTACAATTCAATATTTGAATTCTCGTAATTCATGGATTAGAATGACGTCTAGCGTTAACGTTGGGGGTAGTAATGTGTTGGCTGGTCGGAATGTCTTATTAGGTGGAACTACACAGCCTTTTGGATTAAAATCTGGAGTTGGATCAACATTAAATAAAGCCTACAGTACCAAATCCACATCCGGCGTTGATAATAGATTAGGTCTTCGCCCAATGGCTGGTATTGTTAACATGAATATTAAATCCAAATCAGCGTACGGCTCATTAAGAGAAGCAGTAGTTAATTTTCAATGCTGGGATATTCATCAACTTGAAGAATTAGAATTGCTTTATATGCGTCCTGGATATACAGTACTTGTAGAATGGGGATGGACACCTTATTTAGATAATAGTGGAAACTTAGTAACAACCTTACCTCCTTTTTATGATATTTTAAGTAGAAAATCAACAGACAGAACAAAAATATTCAAAGAACTATATGAAGCCAGTAGAGACTCTGGGGGTAACTATGATGCTATGTTTGGGTATGTCAAAAACTACCAATGGTCAGCTAGACCAGATGGTGGTTATGATTGTCAAACAACAATTATATCAACCGGTGAAATTATTGAATCGTTAAAGGTAAACTATGTATTACCTGATTTAACTAAACTTAATAATACTACTAGTCTTGGTGATGGGTTCCTAAACGCTGAATTTGCACTTCAAGGAACAGCACCACCAAATAGATTTAAAGAACATTACGAAAAAAATATATTAGCTGGTGTTTGGGCTGAGGCTTATTTTAAATTAAAAGATGCAACTGCTAAAACAATTAAACCTCTTGGAGGAGGGGTAGCAACGACCACCCCCGCTACTGCAACACTATCCTCTAATTCTATATTCAAAGATAATATTGGAGTAGTATTTGGAACTCCAATTAGCGAAGAGAAATTTCACTTTGTTAATGCACCCTATCTTTATTATAATTGGTCTCCTTTAGGTCAAAGTACTACATCTCAAATGTATATTACTTTAGAAGCTGTTTTTGATGTAATTAACAAATACGTTATACCAAAAGATGGATCTGGTTTTAAATTAATGGAATTATCTACTCAAACAGAAGGATATACAGGCACTGCAGAAGATCTATTATGTGTAGCTCATCCTATACAAGTATCAGTAGACCCTACAGTATGTATTATTAAAAGTCCTTTATGGTATGAAACTGGACCAACAGGAGTATTAAGTGGTATAAGCGCAGCTGCAGCAGCAAATCCACTCCAAAAAAAGGCGGATGATATTAAAAAAGCAGCAACTGATTATGCAACTCTATATGATCCTACAAAAGTAGCAGATAACCAAAATAGGTATCTTGTATTTGAAGCAGCAATTAAAAATATAGCCAACATTACTGAATATCAGCAGATTAATACTTTATTAGGCTCATCAGATATTCCTTCTTATTTAAGTAAGGAATATACTTCTGGAGGAGTAATGGGTTTACAAAAATCTGTTTATCTACCACTACAAGATCATCTTGACACCACCTTAGGCCTTGATATAACTGTTGATATTAATCTTGCCAGCAGTAAAACAAATAAAATTGTTCCTGTTATCCCCACAGGTACCCCACCACCACCTGCAATAACAGTGTCTGTTTCTTCTATAGATAATGCAAAAGCTGCTCTACTTGAATTAAAAGGTTTACAAAAAGATTTCTTCTATAATGGTGATCCTTATAGTGAATTAGGATATATAGGAAACATATATGTAAACTTAGATTTTCTTTATAGACTATCTTTAGATCCAAATCTTGAATCATCAGATAATAAAGAAAAAAATGAAATTAATTTATACAAGTATGTAAAAAATCTAATGGCTGCAATACAACCATCTATTGGTAATATTAATAGCTTTGAAGTACATGTTGACCCTGTAGATAATAAAGCTAGAGTAATTGATATAAACTTTACCGGAGATAAAGCCCCAAAATTATTTGAACTACAAGTAGGTAACTTAAATTCAGTAGTTAGAAATTATAGTTTACAATCACAAATATTCCCTGAACAATCATCTATTATTGCTATTGGTTCACAGGCACAAGGAGGTCAATTAGGTATGCAAAATAATACTATGATTGATTTTAATAAAAATTTAACTGATAGAATAATAGAAAAAAAAGATTTTGGAATAACAAGTGTCGGTAACTCTTCTTTACACGGTAGTAGTGTTATAAATACTGCACTAGCTAGTAATTTAGGAGGTATAATATTCATGTTTTCAACTTTACAACAAACAACAACAGCACCAGGATCCGGAACAGATATAAGTACATTGTTTACTAGATGCAAAAGTAATTTAAGAGATTTAATTGTATACTTCCAATCCATTACACTATCTCCAGGCGCTAATAGAAACATAATTCCATTTAAATTCTCATTTGAAATGGACGGTATTGGTGGGTTAGTAATAGGAAATCTATTTACTATAAACTCGGACGTATTACCTAATGGATATAAAGGTGGTACTGTTGGTGTTAAATTAGCACAAACAATAACTGGTATATCTCATACTGTTGGTAGTAGTGATTGGACAACTAAAATTGATGCTTTAAATATTGTATTAGGAAAAGGACCAAATACTATTGCATTTAGTAGTTTAAAATTAGCTACTTTAATTGAAGAATCATTTAAAAATTCATTACAATCTGCTGCTGCAATAGCAGCAGCAACTCCCCCAGGTGGTGGGGGCGGTGGAGGATGTACTCAAACTTATCGTGGGTATATCCCTCAAAGGGCTTCACAAAGTACTACAGTAAAAAATGAATATATACCTGCTTTACAACGAAAATTTCCTAGTTTCTCTACAGGGCTTAAATTACTAATGGCTGCTCAAACACAACAGGAAGGATTTTTCGCTGGAAGTATATCTTATACATCAAATAATCCAGGAAACGTAGGTACACATACCGGGCACTTATATCGCGTTACAACTTTCCCAACACTAGAAGATGGTGTTGAGGCTCAATGGACAAAAGTATTAAAAGGTGCATATGCCAATACTTCTAGGTATTATAGATCAAATATGACTTTATATGATTATTTGCATCAATATGCACCTCCATGTGATAATGCTGGGAATCCATCAACTAATGATCCAACAGTATACACTAATTTTGTAATTAATTATTTTGCAACAGTTGGGGGTATTACTATAACAGCAACAACAACTTTAGACCAAATTAAGGCTATACCATAAAATGAAAGTACCAAAAAATATAATACAAACCGGCAAATACACCTCAGGAAGAGAGTTTGTAGAAGAAAAAACAAATAAACCATATCAAGGATATTACTATGAATTAAATGGTTTTTTATATACAGGAAGAGAATATAGTATAGATGCTATTAAAATAATAAAAATAGAAAACCAAAACCAATTATATAATAGCAGCAATACTGCCCTGTTTTCACTTGTATCTGGTATTACATCACAACAATTATCATCACCACCAATAAACAGTATTAACAAGCACAACCCAATAGGAATTAGTTTTACCCCACTCAATAAAAAACCACAGTTTTTTGTACAAAAAATTAATGTAAATCCAATTATCATAAAAGAAGTAGATGAGAAATCATATATTTCTGTACGAGGAAATCCTTTATATAAAACAACCTTTATAGGAATTTATGATGGTGTTGATCAAAACTTAGACAAAGCAGAAACCCAATTACCTGGTTTAAAGACTTTCTTGTCAGTCTAAATTTTTAGTCTTATATTTCGTCAAATAAAAAGGTTATGTTTTACATTATTGAACGTTCAGACCAGCTAGAAAAGCTGGGTAGTTTTGGGGACTGTTTCGTCAGTTTCATCCCTAAAAACAACAAATACCATCCTGCATTAACTGAATTGAGTTTAGTTTACGTTAGGGACATCATCAGAACTAAAGGATTTATGTTGTGTATTAATCACAGTGAGTCATTTGGATTAAAGAAAGAAGATGTTGAGTGGTGGTTACTTAACAACACACAAAAGATGTGGGTATTAGATAAGAAAGAAGCACTGTATTATTTCAACAAACCACATAAGCTATTTGATGTAAATTTCATCAAACACATTCACAAAATACCAACTAACTGTAGTGAATTTTATTACACCAAACATTATTTTCTACCTAATGTCAATTGCCTAATACCAATCAGCAAACATTATGAAGAGTGGGAAAATGTATTTAGTGAAGTATTACCATTGATCCAATCATACACACCGAATGATCAATTTACCTTTAACAATGAGCGTACAACTAATGTATTTTATCAGCTCGAATCAAACGGTATAAAGCTCAATAAAAACTGCTTCATCGACTATTACCAAGGTAAATTACCCCACCCAGAATTCAATTTATCTCGCGGAAAAATATACACACATTACAATCTATACACAACAACATCACGCCCATCTAACACATTTAACAGCGTTAATTTCGCAGCATTAAATAAAGATGATGGCGAACGTATGTGTTACATGCCTGAAAATGATATGTTTGTTGAAATGGACTTCCAAGGTTACCATCCACGTCTAATTGGTGAAATGGTTAATTGGCATTTTCCTAAAGATAAAAATACATACGAGTTATTAGGTCAGTTGTTAGGTGTATCACAACAAGACGCTAAAGAATTAACATTCAAACAGTTGTATGGTGGTGTGTGGGCTGAATACCAGTACAAACCATTCTTCAAAGATGTAAATATGTTTATTGATGATATGTGGGACACGTATCAATATGGTAAGTATTATGAGACGGAAAACAGAATATTTATACCTGACGATGATATGACTCAAGCTAAGTTATTCAATTATATAGTGCAGAGTAAAGAAACGTCAACCAACGTTGAATTATTAGAAAAGGTACTTGATTATTTAAAAGGTAAAAAAACCAAAATAGTATTATACACCTATGACGCGTTTTTGTTTGATTATAGCAAAGAAGACGGCGACATATTGCAAGATATAGTAAAATTACTGGAATATCCGGTAACTATTAAGCAAGGAAATACATATCATGGTTTAACTAAAATATAAATATTTATGACAGACAATATATTTTTCGATTTGAACAAATTATTCTGCACTTTCACGAAGCTCGAAAATTTAGAAACCACTGTTTCTACAATTAATCGCCGCCACGCCATCTTATATAATAAGATCTTCATTCTTGAGTCGCCTCAGAGTGATGAATTAATGTGCACATACAATATTGATATGGGCAACTCAGTTAACGA